GAAGCAGAATACGATGACGACTACAACATCAATGCTGTAGAAGACGATGTGCGGAAAGCGGGGAAACGGAAGGACAAACGCGGGGCGGAAGAAGTTGCTAGAATTATTGCCTACACAACGCACCTACTAATGTCGTGGGGGATGCCCACGGCAGGAGAATGCGAAGAAGCAACTCCCTTAGAGCTGCTACAGAGTTTCAATTCTTCTGTGCAGGACGCTATAGATAAGATAGGAGAGAACAGTATCTTCCCTCGGGGGTACGTGCCTCCGCCTGTAGTGGTGCCTAGTAAAAAGGTGTCTTCCACGGCAGGGGTATCTACCGCTGCGGCAGTCAAGTTGACCGCCCTATTAGATGAGTACGACCGGCAGGTAGTAAAAGATGTAGCGCAGTTGCGGACCTACGTCACAAACAGGCTCATAGAACTTTCGAGCTGCGGGGATACCAAGAGCGAGCTAAAAGCTCTGGAGCTGCTAGGTAAGATTTCTGATGTTGGGTTGTTTGTAGAGAAGAGCGAAATCACTATTACAGCGACTTCTCCGGCGCAGATTGAGCACTCTATCAAAGAAAAACTTAATCGTTTGCTAGGTCGAGGAAACATAGACATACAAGATGCAGAGCTAGTTAACGACGAGGAAATAGAAGATACTGAAGAAGTGATTGAGGTAGCAAAAGAAGAAGATATAGATTATGTTGCAGACGAAGCACAAGAAGATAACTAACGCGGAGTTAAATTTAACTCCAGCAGAGATAAATACACTGCTGAATAACCTTTCTTCTTTATCTGAAGCAGATAAACGCTCTATTTTAATTGATTTGGAGCGATACGAAAAAGCAGTTGCTAAGCAAAGAGCGTCGGATGAATTTCTAGTCTTCGTTAAAGCCATGTGGCCGGAATTCATTTCCGGTCGGCATCACGCAAAAATGGCTCGTGCGTTTGAGAGAGTGGCTCGGGGAGAGGTGAAACGACTCATTATTAATATGCCGCCCCGGCACACCAAGTCAGAATTCGCCTCCTACCTGCTTCCAGCGTGGTTTTTGGGCAAATTTCCTGAGAAAAAGGTCATCCAAACCTCTCACACTGCCGAATTGGCAGTTAATTTTGGTCGAAAAGTCCGAAATTTGGTCGATGAGGACCGTTATCGCGAGATTTTTCCCAATACCGTGCTGCAAGTGGACTCAAAAGCGGCAGGAAGATGGAATACCAGCAAAGGAGGCGACTATTTCGCTATCGGTGTCGGGGGTGCGGTGACCGGTAAGGGCGCAGACCTCCTTATTATTGACGATCCACACTCAGAACAAGAGGCGACAATCGCCGAATCGAATCCGGAAGTCTACGACAAGGTGTACGAGTGGTACACCTCGGGACCAAGGCAGCGTCTACAACCGGGTGGCGCTATTGTCATTGTTATGACGAGGTGGTCCAAGCGCGACTTGACTGCGCAAGTCTTGAAAGCCGCCGCGTTGAGAGACGGTGAGGAGTGGGAAGTGATCGACTTCCCTGCCATTTTACCTTCGGGAAACCCCCTCTGGCCAGAGTTTTGGCCGCTTGAAGAATTGGAAGTCCTCCGGAACGAGCTACCGTTCCCCAAGTGGTCTGCACAGTACATGCAGGACCCGACGAGCGAAGCGTCGGCAATTATCAAAAGAGAGTGGTGGCGGGTTTGGGAAAAAGAAACTCCTCCTCCGTGCGAATTTATTCTGATGTCTTGGGATACAGCATTTGAGAAGCATAACAGAGCGGACTATAGTGCCTGCACTATTTGGGGAGTTTTTTATTTGGACGATGACGGGAGTGATTGGGAAGTTAGAAAAGAAGAAAGAGGAATGCCTCAAGCAAACATAATTCTTCTTAACGCTTTCCGTGACCGGCTAGAATTTCCCGAATTAAAGCGGTTGGTTCTTGATCAATATAAAGAGTGGGAACCAGACGGTGTGATTATTGAAAAGAAGGCAAGCGGTGCCCCACTTATTTATGAGCTTCGGTCCATGGGTATTCCAGTGCAGGAGTTCACGCCAACCAAAGGAAACGACAAGATATCTCGGCTAAACGCAGTTTCTGACATCTTTGCTTCTGGTAGAGTCTGGACTCCGGAAACCCGGTGGGCTGAAGAGGTGGTGGAGGAAGTGGCGTCATTTCCTGCGGGGGAGCATGACGATTACGTGGACTCAGTTTCGATGGCGTTAGCGCGGTTTCGTAAGGGAGGGTATGTCCGGTCTGTGTTGGATGAACCCGACGAAGGCTTGGACTGGCGGTACAGAAACCCCAACAGAAAACCGTATTACTAAGAGGAAAAATTCATGGCCGAGCGTGACGAGAACGATACCCCGGAGCTTCAAGTAGAGATCGTAGACGACGGAAGTCGCCTCCCTGACGAGGAAGTAGAGGAGGAGTCGGAGGCCGAGCTTGATTTGGATGAGTTGTTGGGCATTCCCAAGATTGACGAAGAGGATAAGGACAGCGAGTTCTTTGAGAATTTAGCGGAGCGGATGTCCGATTCTGTGTTGTCCACGCTTGCTTCCGACCTACTTGAGGATTTTGAAGGAGATCTTTCTTCGCGCAAAGACTGGCTCCAGACCTACATCGACGGGTTGGAGTTGCTAGGACTAAAGATCGAGAAGCGGACTGAGCCTTGGTCAGGTGCGTGCGGCGTGTTTCATCCGCTGATGTCCGAGGCCCTCGTCAAGTTTCAGTCCGAGACCATCATGGAGACGTTCCCTGCCGGGGGTCCGGTCAAGGCGAAGATTATCGGTAAAGAGACTCCGGCTAAGAAACGCGCAGCACAAAACGTCACCGAGGATATGAACTTCCAGCTTACAGAGGTGATGACTGAGTATCGCCCGGAGCATGAGCGGCTGCTGTGGGGGTTGGGGCTTGCGGGGAATGCGTTCAAGAAAATTTACTACGACTCAGCACTTGAGCGGCAAGTTGCGTTGTATGTCCCTGCGGAAGATCTCGTAGTGCCGTATGGCGCGTCTAATTTGGAAACCGCTGAACGTATCACGCACGTGATGAGGAAATCGAAGAATGAAATTCGCAAACTTCAGGTTGCGGGCTTCTATCGAGATGTTGATTTGGGCGAGCCACGCAAAGGTGACTTGGATGAGGTTGAGAAGAAGATTGCGGAAAATATGGGGTTCTCTGCCACTTCCGATGATCGATTTAAGATTCTAGAGATGCACGTTGACCTCAATCTGGCCGATTATGAGGAGAGTGACGAGGAAGCTAAGGACGAGGAACAAGACGGCGTTGCGTTGCCTTACGTGGTGACCATAGAGAAGACGACCGAAACCATCCTTTCGATTTATCGTAATTGGGCTCCCGATGACGAGAAGAAACAAAAGCGGGAGCATTTCGTCCACTATCCATACATTCCGGGGTTTGGCTTCTATGCGTTTGGTCTTGTGCATCTTCTTGGCAGCTTTGCTAAATCTGGCACTTCTCTTATCCGTCAACTGGTTGATGCCGGTACTCTCTCGAATTTGCCCGGAGGGTTTAAAACCCGAGGTATGCGGATTAAAGGAGACGACACCCCCATCTCTCCGGGAGAGTTCCGCGATGTAGACGTAGCGAGCGGGACTATCAAAGACAACATCATGACGCTGCCGTACAAGGAGCCGAGTCAGACGTTGTATCAGCTTCTTGGGACTATCGTGGAGGAGGGGCGCAAGTTCGCTTCGACTTCCGATCTCAAGGTGTCGGATATGTCGTCTCAGTCTCCTGTAGGCACCACACTGGCTATTTTGGAACGCACACTGAAGGTCATGACTTCTGTGCAGGCGCGCATTCATTACGCAATGAAGCGCGAATTTCGGCTGTTGTCGTCGCTGATTCGTGACTTTACGCCGAAGATGTATGACTACGAGCCCAGCGAGGGTGGACGCAAGGCCAAGCAGGGGGATTACGACATGGTGGAGGTTATCCCCGTGTCAGATCCGAACTCCAGCACCATGGCGCAGAAGGTTGTGCAGTATCAGGCGGTGATGCAGTTAGCTCAGTCTTCGCCGCAAATGTATGACATGCAGGAGTTGCATCGTCAGATGCTGGAGGCGTTGGGGGTTAAGAATATTGGCAAAGTATTGCCTAACAAGGATGAAGCAAAGCCTGAAGATCCAGTTTCTGAAAATATGAACGTGCTTCGAGGTAAACCCGTCAAGGCGTTCATGTACCAAGACCACGAAGCGCACATCCAGACGCACATGGCGTTTTCGCAAGATCCGAAACTCCAAGAGCTAATGCAGCAGAACCCGAATGCCCAAACCATGATGGCGGCAGGCGCGGCGCATATCGCTGAACATATTGCGTTTCTTTATCGCAAGCAGATTGAAGAGCAGTTGGGCGTTGCCCTGCCTCCAGAAGACCAACAGCTTCCGGAAGAGGTCGAGGTCTCACTGTCTCGGTTGGTTGCTCAAGCCTCTTCTCAGCTACAGCAGAAGAATCAGGCCGAGGCGGCGCAGGAACAGCAAGCGCAGGAAGAGCAAGATCCGCTGAACATCATTCAGAGGGAAGAGCTTAATTTGCGGAAGCAAGAGCTTGAGATTAAAGCGCAGAAGGAAATGGCAACTATTGAGCTGGATAAGGCCAAGTTTGAGTTGGAAAAAGCCAAGCTCATTGTGGAAGCGGGTAAAACCGAGGAAGAGTCCCGCCGTAAGGATAAAGACTTGGAGGTTAAGCAGCTTATTGAAGGGGCCAAGATGGGTATGCAGGCCGTTCAGAGCGGTGACCGGAACAGCTTTGACCGAGAAAAGTACAACACTGACGTTCAATTCCGTCAGTCAACGCAAGAAAAACAGGCTGCAAAACCGCCTAAGAAAGAAAAATAATGGATATTTTGGACGTGGTTTTGGAGCGCGTTAAGGAAATGTACGTTAATGCGTCAGAGGATTTAGCGGCTGGGGTAGCCACTGATTATGCTGAATATCGGTATATCTGCGGGGTACTTAACGGGCTTTTAAAGGCGAAGAGTGAAATTGAAGATCTTAAACGAAATATAGAGGAATATTAAATGACCGATATTATTGAGGAAGAGGTACAAGCCCTCGACCCAGAAAAGAAGGCTGCACAACTGCCTGAGCCTAAAGGATTCAAGATCCTGTGTGTTATTCCGGACATCGAAGATAAATACGACAGTGGGCTAATTAAGGCAGAAAAGACCGTCCGCAATGAAGAGTTGATGGCTACGGTTCTTTTTGTGGTGAAAATGGGGCCAGATTGCTACAAAGATGAATCTAGGTTTCCGTCAGGGCCGTACTGTAAGGAAGGTGATTTTGTGGTGGTCCGCCCCCTTGCGGGTGTGCGGTTGGCCATTCACGGGAAGGCGTTCCGGCTTATCAACGATGATTGCGTGGAAGCAGTGGTTGAAGATCCTCGCGGTATTTCTCGCGGCATTTAATAGGGGGTAGACATGGCTGATGAAAAGAACGTCGAAGTCGCAGAACTCGATATTGACCCGGTAGAAGTAGAAATTGAGGACGATACGCCTGAAGAGGACCGGGGCCGGGAGCCTATGCCAGAGCCGATTGTTCAAGAGCTTGAACAAGACGAATTGGATGAACTTTCCAAGGAAAAAGCCAAACAGCTTAAAAAGGTTTGGCACGACGAGCGTAGAGCCAAGGAAGCCGCCGCACGGGAACGTGACGAGGCAGTACGGGTAGCGCGCCGCCTTGCGGAAGAAAATCAGTCCCTGAAAAAGAGTTTGTCTGCTGGCGAACAGGTTTTGATGGGCACTACCAAGCAGGCGTATGAAAATGAATTAGACCTTGCCAAACGGCAATTCCGGGAAGCCTATGATTCTGGCGACGCCGACAAAATTGCCGAAGCGCAGGAAAAACTGACTGGGGCTAAGATTCGGTTGCAGCAAGCTGAATCTTATCAGCCTGTTTATAATTTCCCCGAACCATCTTTACAGCCTTCTGATTATAGAGTACATAATATTCCTACCGAGCAGGAACCTCCGGTTCCTAAGCCGGACTCCAAAGCCCTTGCGTGGCAAGAACGCAATAAATGGTTCGGAGAGAATAGGACGATGACGGCGTTCGCTTATGGTTTGCATGAGGAACTCGTAAATGACGGTATGGACCCGACTTCGGATGAATATTACGGCCAGATCGACAAAGAAATCCGCCGTAGATTTCCCGAAAAGTTCAAGAGCGATAGCTCCGAGCGAAAAACAGTAGTTGCTTCCGCTCGTCGAACAACCGGTCCTAAAAAAGTCACGCTTACGGTATCTCAGGTAAGTATTGCAAAGCGCCTCGGTCTAACTCCTGAGCAATATGCTCGCGAACTAATTAAATTGGGTGAACTTAATGTCTGATAATCGAACCAGTAGAGAAAACGACACTCGTGAAGCGGCTTCGCGTCCAAGAAGTTGGGCTCCTCCGAGTTTGCTGCCTGAAATCAACCACGAAGACGGGTACGCATATCGCTATGTTCGCGTCAGCACTATGGGGACTCCGGACGTGAATAACATCTCGTCCAAGTTTAGGGAAGGTTGGGAGCCCGTAAAGGCGTCTGATCACCCCGAGGCTTTCACAATGGCCGACCCAAATAGTCGGTTCAAGGATGGCATTGAGACTGGGGGACTTCTCCTGTGCAAGATGCCGAAAGAATTTGCTGAACAGCGTGAGGCTTATTATAGGAACAAAACCGAAGCCGAGATTCAGGCTGTCGATAATAACTTCATGCGTGAGAGTGACCCACGTATGCCGCTCTTCAAAGATAAGAAGACGCAGGTTACGTTTGGGAAAGGTCTGACTAAATAATTCTAGGAGTCTTAAATGGCTAACACTGCTTCCCCCTATGGGTTGAAGCCGGTCAATCTGGTCGGCGGTCAATCCTTCAACGGTGGTGCTACTCGGGAGTTCTATCTTCCGAGCAACGTCGCCGCCGCGTACTACACCGGTGCGGTTATGTACATCAACACTAATGGAGTGATTACGCCTCGTACCGCTGGCTCTCCGACGACTACGAATACCGTGGTTGGCGTGTGTGTTGGCGTGCGTTACGTCTCGCCGGATACCAAGCAGTCGCTGTTCGCGCAGTACCTGCCGTCTGGTGCGATTACCGCTGGCTACACCGACGTGTGGATTCGTGTTAACGATGACCCGGATCAGCTTTATTCGATTCAGGCTGACACGGTTATTGGTACTCGGGTCAACGGCGCTCGCGGTGCTATTGGCGGCAACGCTGCACTGAAGACGTTTACCGGTAGTGCCTCTACTGGGCTTTCCCAGACTGTGCTGGATACCGGCGCTAACTGGGGCTCGGTTACCGACACTAGCACGCTGGCAATGCGTGTTATTGACATTATTACGCCTGACGACATCTACCCGGAGGTTCTGGTTAAGTTTAATCAGGGCGTACATCAGTACTACAACTCGACTGGCGTCGCAGTTTAAGGCTAGGAGTTAAATAAATGGCTATTTCACGTTCCCAACTTCTTAAGGAACTCCTGCCCGGCCTTAATGCGCTGTTTGGTCTGGAGTACAAGCGATACGGCGAAGAGCACAAGGAGATTTACGAAACTGAATCTTCCGAGCGTTCGTTCGAAGAAGAAACCAAGCTGTCGGGCTTTGCGGCGGCTCCGGTGAAGAGCGAAGGTGCGGCTATTGCGTATGACAATGCGCAGGAAGCATGGACCGCGCGCTACACCCACGAGACGATTGCCATGGGCTTTGCGATTACGGAAGAAGCCGTTGAGGACAACCTCTACGACTCGCTGTCTTCGCGCTACACCAAGGCACTTGCTCGCGGTATGGCTTACACCAAGCAGGTTAAGGCTGCGTATATTCTGAACAACGCCTTCACGGGCGGCCCCACCTACGGTGACGGCAAGGTTCTCTGCGCAACTGACCACCCGCTGGTTTCTGGTGGCACCAACAGCAACCGTCCGACGACGGGTGCGGACCTCAACGAGACTTCGCTTGAATCTGCGGTTATTCAGATCGCGGCTTGGACGGACGAACGTGGTCTGCTTATCGCTGCGAAGCCGGTTAAGTTGATTATTCCTCCGGCGCTCCAGTTCGTTGCTACCCGACTGCTCGAAACCGAGCTGCGCGTGGGAACCAACGACAACGACATCAACGCGCTTAAGAACAACGGCGCGGTTCCGGGCGGGTACAAGGTCAACCACTGGCTGACTGATAACAATGCTTGGTTCCTGACGACCGACGTTCCTAATGGTCTGAAGCACTTTGTCCGTAGCCCGATGAGCACGTCCATGGACGGCGACTTCGATACTGGCAACGTCCGCTACAAGGCCCGTGAGCGTTATTCGTTCGGCGTGTCTGACCCGCTGGGTATCTTCGGATCTCCCGGCGCTAGCTAAGGTGATGTTCTGAGGAACAATCACGACGGGGGCTTCGGCCCCCGTTTTTTCTTCTTTACATTGGATTTAGTTTGTACTATATCTAACTTAACCGGGGTAACCCGGTGCTCCCTACAGCCACCCCGGCTGACAACATGCAGATGGGCGCACCGAACTCGCATGTGAGGACAATTCGATGAGTTTTTCTACCTTTTCTGGTCCGATTCGTTCTGGCACCGTGCGCGAAGGCGCTGGCCGTAATACGGGTCTTGCTATTCTTGCCCAGTCCTATGACACCGGTGACCTGACAGGCACCGCCGTTGGTAACGTCGATACGCTCGCGCTTTATCTGCCGCGTGGTACCCAGATCACTGACATTACGGTTGATCAGGTCGTCGCCGCTACGGCTGGCTCTATGACGATTTCTGTCGGTAACGCCTCTGGCGGCGCGCAGCTTATGGCGGCAGTTGCTTCCACTGCTGGCGGGCGGTTCCGTGGTACCGCTACGGCGGCTACTCAGCTTGCTTGGCAGACTTCTACTTCCGCCGATACCACTGTGTATATTCGTGTTGCGGTAGGGACCGCGACCCTTACAGCGGGCCGCGCGATTATCACCGTCTCTTACGTCCAGCGTAATCCTAACGGTGCTCAGAATCCCACTTCCGCCTAATAGGAGTTTGCTTCAATGCAAACAGATGTAAAGAGTACACACACGGATACTACGGGTACGTTGTTGACTGGGCGATACCGCGTTAAGGCGTATCACTGCATTTCTGGAGGCACGGCAGGGGAAGTGATTATTCGGGACGGCGGAGCTTCGGGTATTACCGAGCTTCAGTTCAATATCGGGACCGGGACTCAGCCTATCACCATGCTGGTTCCCGGCGAAGGTATTTTGTTCCGAACCGATGTGCACGTAACCCTCCCTACTAACTCAAAGATCACCCTGTTCTATGGCTAAGTCACCCGCATGGCAACGGTCTGAAGGTAAGAACCCCGAAGGTGGGTTGAACGCCAAAGGCCGCGCTGCCTATAACCGAGCGAACCCCGGTAAGCCGGGGCTTAAGCGCCCTCAACCAGAAGGCGGACCTCGTAGGGATAGCTTCTGTGCCCGTATGAAGGGCATGAAAAAGAAGCTCACTAGCTCGAAGACCGCGAGTGATCCCGACAGTCGTATTAACAAGAGTCTCCGGGCTTGGAACTGTGCGGAAGGAGGAATAGTGAAAAAGTATGCTAAAGGCGGTGGTATTTCTACCGCAATGGGTCGAGGAAAGTCCGTTGACGTGCGCATGGCGCAAATTGATAAATACCTGAAAGACCCAGATCTTGAGATGGTTATGGGGCCTAATGGGAAGTTTCAATTCCGAGAGAGGCGGCAACCTATGTCCGCCCCAAGCCGTCCCATGTCCGCTCCAAGTAGCCCCAAGAACGCTAATGCCGTTCCCGGAAGTCGTTCTGGAGATAGAACTCCACGTGGCGGCGGCATGAAGGCGCTCGAAACCGCCTCCGAGAGAAGGGCTCGGGGCAACAACCTGCCGGGGAGTCGCTCTGGAGATAGAACTCCACGTGGCGGCGGCATGAAGGCGCTTACGCTTTCTGCGTTCGGACCTAAAGCTGAACGTCGAGGCGCTCGTCCTCTTGATGAGCCCACTAAAGTAAAAGCCCCAAAAGTTAAAGGAAAAGACGATTACTCGTCTCCCCGCGCGAAGAGGAATATGGGTATTGCTAAGGCTGCCCTAGAGGTGGCGGGGGTTGGTAGAGGCGCCATGATGGGTAAAGCCCTGCTTGAGAAAGGTATTGATAAAGCTCTCAGCACCGCTGCTAAGAAGAATTTGCTGACCCAAAGACGAATGTCTTCTACGATAGCGCGGACTCGTCCCGGCGAAGTAGTGCCTCCTTCCTCTGTTACCGCCCCCCGGTATAAATCAGATCGCGCTAATCGTTTGAGGGATACTCCTCCTAGGCTGTCTGAAGAAGCAGAAGAGGACTTGATGTGGGGCGCTATTACCAACCGAGAAGCCGTTGCTAAGACTCTTGGATTAAAAATTGGCGGAGTCGTAAAAAACAGGAAACAAGCAGTAGCCATCGCTCTGAGCGAGGGTCGTAAAGCAGCAAGGAGAAAGTGATGGGCACGATGTTTGAAAAAGGCCAGACCAAGCGGTACAGCCGGGTATCCACGGGTATGAGTGGAGGCGGTGAAGCTAAAGCTAAGAAGCGTAGCAAAGATGACGATAAGTCAGAAGCCGCTGAAGCTAATCCTTATGGGAGTACCAAGGCGCTGGATGAAGCCACTAAGAACATGAGAAAGGGTGGCATGACCAAGAAATACGCTGTTGGAGGCGCTACACGTAAGGCTGGCGGGACTGTGAAAGGGTATTCTGGAGGCGGTAGAGTAGCCAGTAGAGCAGATGGATGCGCAGCGCGCGGCAGGACTAGAGGCACAATCGTATGAAGATGCGTACTCGTAAGATGGCTATGGGCGGGGCTTCAGGGAGCCCCGTATCCGCCTTTGAGCAGGAACAGGCTCCTTCTTACGGCTCCGCTGGGCTTGGTAACAACGCCCCTCTGGTTCAGGTAGGGTCTGACGTAGCTGGAGCGGGGATGTACCCCTCCAGTGGGATGCTTAATATCGGTAACCCGGTACCTACGGCGTCTCCTATGACTTCTCAGGCTTTGCCAATGCGTAGTGGCGGTGCGGTAAAAAAGTACGCCAAAGGCGGGGCTGTGAAGAAAATGCGTAGTGGCGGTGCTTGCGGCATGAAGCGCGGAGGTAAAGTCCGTGGCGGTGGCTGTGAGACCAAGGGCAAGACCAAGGGACGATTTGTATGAGAATGAGCCGTGGCATGGGAGCAGTTTCCAAGGCCAAGCTCCGTAGCATTAAAAAGCGCGATGGGAATGAGCCTGTCGCGCTGTATGGCGGTGGAGGTGGCGTTAACGCGGCGGGCAACTATACGAAGCCCGGTTTGCGTAAAAGAATTGTGGCCCAAGTCAAAGCTGCGGCAACGCATGGTACTAAAGCCGGGCAGTGGTCCGCCCGTAAAGCACAGTTGGTTGCCAAGAAGTACAAGGCGGCTGGCGGCGGGTATAAGGGCTGAGATGAAAGCACCGCAGCAATCTCTTAAGGATTGGGGAGATCAGAAGTGGCGTACCAAATCAGGTAAGCCTTCGTCCAAGACCGGGGAACGCTACCTACCCGAGGCTGCTATAAAATCATTGTCGTCAGCGGAATACGCCGCTACGACTAAGGCTAAGCGTACGGGTAAGAAGGCGGGCAAACAGTTTGTTGCGCAGCCTAAAACCATCGCGAAGAAAACCAAGTCGTTTCGAGTATAAAGATGACCACCACCGCAACAGCTACGTTTAACCTTGATCTCAATGAGATCATCGAAGAAGCGTTTGAACGCGCAGGGGCGGAGCTGAGAACTGGTTATGAGTTCAGGAGCGCCCGACGTAGCCTTAATCTCATGTTCGCCGACTGGGCTAACAGGGGAATTAATCTATGGACGATAGAACAGGGTGAGTTGAATATGAACGTCGGGCAGGCAACGTATGACCTGCCTGTCGATACGGTGGACTTGTTGGAGCACGTTCTTCGTACTAATGCTGGTACTACCAACCAAGCCGACCTCGCTATCTCCCGTATCAGTGTGTCTACCTACGCAAGTCTTCCCAACAAGACGGTGCAGGGGCGTCCGATTCAGGTCTACATTAACCGGCAGAGTGGAGCTACCGCCCCCGGCAATGATGTGCAGTACCCCACGGTAACTGTGTGGCCTGTGCCTAACGTCTCTAATACCTACAAGCTTGTGTACTGGAGACTACGCCGGATACTGGACGCCGGTAATGGGATAAATACTCAGGACATCCCGTTCCGGTTTCTCCCCTGCCTCGTATCTGGGCTGGCCTACTACGTCGCTATGAAGCTGCCCGCTTCGTTTGATCGAGTCCCTAAGCTCAAAGAGATCTACGATATGGACTGGCAGTTGGCGATGGACGAGGATAGGGAGAAGGCGTCTCTTCGAATGGTTCCGCGAGAGATGTTTATCTAGCGGTCATGGCTAATAAATTCGCAGCGGGCCAGCGCGCTATCTCGGAATGCGATAGGTGCGGACAGCGGTATAAACTTAAGCAGCTTCGGGAACTCGTAATTCGGACAAAGAAGACAAATATCCTTGTCTGTCCGACGTGTTGGGAATCCGATCATCCTCAGAACATGCAGGGGATGTACCCTGTTGAAGATCCTCAAGCCCTAAAGAATCCTCGTCCAGATAATACGTATTTGCAATCTGGATTAGATGTTCTAGGATTTCCTAGTATGGGTAGTCGCCAAATTCAATGGGGATGGCTTCCTGTAGGGATGGGGTATGATGATGGGGTTACTCCCAACTATCTTATCGGGCAGGGGCAGGTAGGGACTGCTACAATCATTATTGGAGAAATTACATGAAGCCAAAGAAGCCAATGAACACTAAGACCGTGCGTAAGATCGCCGATCAGGAAGTGTACAAGCACGAAAAGAAAATGCACGGCGCTAAGAAGATGAAGCAGGGCGGTCCTACCGGCATGGATATGCGTGCAATGGGGCGCAACATGGCCCGTGCGATGAATCAGCGAGGTGGGTAATGAGTTCCGGTAACGTCAAACAACCTAAAGTGATCCCTGTTCCGAAAGGAAATGGGTACCCAAATAACGTCGCAAATACGCAGACGTTGAAGACCCGTGGTGGTAAAGCTCAGACCAAGGGTAACAAGTCCAGCACTCGTATGGCGTAATTACAGCAATGACTTACTCCGAACTTGTAGAAGCTATTCAATCTTATACGGAAAACGACTTTCCGGGGTTTTCTACGGGTTCTACCTTCGAAGCGGTAGACACGTTTATCCAGCAGGCTGAACAGAGGGTTTATAACTCTGTTCAGATCCCCGCTATTCGTAAAAACGTAGTAGGAAGCACTACATCCGGGAACAAATACATCTGTCTGCCAGACGATTGGCTAGCCACGTTTTCTATTGCAATCGTGGATAACGCTGGCAATTTTAGTTACATGCTTAACAAAGATGTTAACTTTATTAGAGCCGCGTTTCCGTCGCCTACGGATGAGGGACTTCCTCAGTATTATGCTATTTTTGATTATAATACGTTGATCGTAGGGCCGACTCCCGACGAGAATTACACTACCGAGCTACATTACTATTATTATCCTGAGAGTATAGTTACGGCGAATGTATCTTGGCTCGGTAATCACTTTGATTCTGTTCTGCTGTATGGATCGCTGCTTGAAGCCTATACCTATATGAAGGGCGAAGCGGATGTGATTGAACAGTATCAGAAGCGGTATGATGAAGCCCTCGCGCTTCTCAAGGGGCTTGGAGATGGTAAAGATCGTCAAGATGCTTACCGCTCTGGGCAGGTTCGTTATCCTGTTAAATAAGGTGGGTGGGGAATGCAATCTGGGACTAGCAGCGTAGGGGTAGTTAAAGTAGTTACTACGCAAGATAGGGGGATGAACGCTGAGGAATGGGCGGATCTCGCAGTAGACCGCGTTATTAGTATTGCTGATACCGCTCCCATGCCCATTCGTGAGCAAGCACGAGCTTTTCGGGAACATGTGCGGCAGGTGATGGTATTTTATTTCAAGAA